AAAGCCCCAGGATTGCCCAGGCAGCGCGCCCACTAGATAGGCCGATGGATTCCTAATCCTTTGCGAGGCCAGCAACGGCGCGGCTTTGCGGGGCGTTTGTGTCGTGGCATGTGTCGCCAGCCCCAGGCCGAACCCCAGGACACCCCCGGCACCCCCTCGATTCGCAGCCCAGGTGCCCACCCCCACGGGGGGAACTGAGGGTGCAGCTCCGGCGTTATACCGTCTCGGATTTTTGCCAAAAACCAAGGGGTTCCCCTGAAGCTCACCCGTCGATTCAACGGGTCAGGTCTCCCCTCTCGCCCATCTCAACGCCGCACTTTGGGTGATCTTGGGGTAGTACCGGATCTGGTAACCCGACCCAGCAGTCAAGCAGTCACGATCAGCGAAGACCTTGTGGGGATGCTCGAAGGTGTCCCATTCGTCGTACAGGCGCTTACAGGCAGCGTCGTACTCATGGTCACTCCAGGGACTGGCTTCATCGAGCTGGTAGTACAGGAAGGAGGCCATGAGGTAGCGCACAAAGAGGAGCCTTATGGGCATCCCCTGGATGTCATGGTCATTGATGGTCATGGTTGGTACGGTCACAGCAGACAACTGACAGAGGGTGAAGCCCTGGTGTCAGTGAAGGAAGGATGGATGATGATGGTGGTCAGGAGAGGGAAAGCAGCAGACGACTGACAGAGGATCTAGTGTCTGTATCTATAAGTAATCTATGTGTTTTCCCCTATCCTCCAGAACTGTGGGGTAATTGAAAGGGGGGAGTACTCCAGCGATGGAGAGGCCGCCCCCTCTATCTCAATCACAACTTTGCGTAGCCGTAGCGTACTTCTGCCGACTTTCTCAAGCAGACAGCCTCGAAGAAGTCGGTGCGGAAGCCCAGCTCTATGCGTTTTCCATTCACGCTGATTCTAGCCACATACCCTCTCGCCTTAGGGCTGATGTTGTAGTAGACGCCAGGAACGCCAGATGTGTTGTTCTTCCTCGGCCTTCTGGAAGCAGCCCGTATGTTGTCTGTTTGGGACAACAGCCGGAGGTTCTCGATACGGTTGTCGTCCCTGATTCCATTGATGTGATCCACCTGCATTCCGGCTGGAATAGAACCGTTGAACAACATCCATATCAGTCTATGGGCGAAGAAGCGGTTTCCCCCAACTTCTACCATGACATAACCGTCCTGGCGTTTACTCCCCGCTACCGAGCCTTTACGGGCCTTACCTCTCCGGGTTTTTCGCCAGTAGAGGTTACCTTCACGGTACTCAAGAAGTTCGCTTAGTGTTTCTATCCTCATTACTCACCTCAGTTCTGAGGAAGGGGGTACTCCCCCCTTCTCCAAAACTGTGTGGTAATCAGAAGCCCATCCATGTATCAGCCTGGGGCGAATAGCCCAGGACGCTGCGTGCGAACTTCTGCAGTTCAGCGTCTAGGAGCCTCTCCCGGTGGCTCTGAGCGGCTTTCTCGGTATCCCTACCCATCTGCTCTACCCAGTACGCAACGGCTCCTGCAAGCGCATCCAGGCGGTCATCGTGGATCAATGCCCCCTTATCCTTGGTGATCCGGGTGAGCTGGTAGAACAGGCTGTACTTGGGATCAGGAGCTGAGTCGTAGTCCTTCTTCACGAGCGCCTTGTCGATCACCAGACGGTGCTGGTTCATCACCGGCTCCAGTACGTCGATGATCCGCTTCTCCTTCTGCATGGATGCCCTCGGGGCTTCCTCCAGGGTGACCGGGTGGAACCGAGTCATCCAGGGCTTGAGGAGTTCGAGGAACATACCGTCACCGAAGTTGGGTTCGATCAGCACTAGATTGACCGAATGCTTGGCTGCCACGAGGCACAGGCTCTTGAGGGTCTCGTCGTTGTAACCCCCGGTGAAGCCCCCGCAGTCGACCAAGTAGAGCCACCCGTGGAGCATCTTCACGACCGCGTAGGAGGTCTCGTCCTTACCGCGACCGGACGGGTCGATGAACATCACCGAGCCGGTGTACTCGGCCATGTCCTGGGCAGTCCACATGGGCCGGTAGAACCGATCACCACCCATGCCCACACAGGGGACATCGTTGAGGGTGTACTCCGGGCCAGACGACCAGACCACCTTCACGGGGGCCATGCGGGTATCCAGGGGCATGACGATCAGGTCTTGCAGCCGCAGCGGGTACTTCTCTTGGTCGCTCAGGCTGGTGTCCAGCATGAACTGCAGGGCGAAGCCGGATCGACCGTAGGAAGCCTCACGCTCCAGCAAGTCCTCCGAGCTGAACCGCTTGGGATCGGTGGTCTCCCTGGTCTTAGCACCACGGGCGATCATGTCCATGATGTAGGGAGCCAGACGGCCCTGGTACTTGTCGGGGTCTTCTGGGATGCGAGCTGGCCAGACGCGGATCTGGTAGCCACGCTCGGTGAGCTGGTTGTAGATCGACATCTCGGTCTGAGGCGTGCCCAGGAACGTGATGCGGCCACCGGGCTTGATGATCGCGTCGAACTCCTTGATCCGCTCGGAGAGCTGGTCGCGCATCACCTGGGTGAGCGAGTTGTTCAGCGACTCCACGTCGTCCGCGATGATCTCGTCGGCACGGCTACCAGTGAGCTGGCCGGTGATACCCACGGACTTCACCGAGGGCGAATGGCTGATACCAGCCGGGCCAACGTCGAACATGATGTTGGAGTTGCGTTGACCGTCCCTGGGCCGCAGGTGGGCCAGGATGGGCAGCTCGAAGATCAACCGCTTGGTGAACGTCGAGAACTGGTCAGCGCGATCCTTCGAGGCCGAGACCACGAGGAAGTTGAGGTTGGGATCGAGCAGGAGTCGCCAGCAGACGTAGGCCGAGGTGATCCAGCTCTTGCCCACTCCCCGGAACGCCTCGATGACCTTGCGTCGAGGGCCGTGCTGGAGGAAGTGAGCGATGTCGTATTGGATGGGCGTGGGGTCTGGCTTTGCTGCCGTAATGGCCCCGGCATTCCACAGGAACTCCCACACGACAAAGAGGAAGTTCCTGAAGTCCCTCAAGGGGTGAGACTCAGGCAAAGACATAGGGCTGTAAGCTCCACAGAAACGCATAGAGCGCCGCCAGCGAACCCACCCTGTACCTATGCACTGGTGGATTGCTGGAGGCGCTCTACGGGCCTTCTAGGCGGTTTGGTTAGTGGTATGCGGGATCGTTGGGATCGGTGAACGGGAGCTGGCTGGTCAACGAATTGGTCAGGCGCTCCAGGGAGTTACCGGCAGTCGGGATTGCCTCGATGCCGTTGTCCTTCAAGAACTTGATGGCCTGGGCGAAATCCGAGGCAGTGGCTTGGCCAGACTGGATTCGCTCCAGCAGTTGCTCACCGACCGCCGCGTGGAGAGCCTCAAGAAGCTCTTTCGGTGCGGTCACAGGTTTTCTCCTTTCCGAACAGGGACTTGATTGCGTCCCGTACCTTGGGCAGGAAGACGATGATCTGGAACACCAGAAGCATCGCGGTGCCGATGAACACCCAATCCTGAAGGGTGATCCCGAACATGGTCATGCCCGAGACACCAACCGGCACGGGAGTGGTGACGATGGCTGCTTGCTCAGCAGCGTGGCGGACGGTCATGCAGGAGCCTCCGGCCATACCACGTCGAAGGGGAAGCCGGGCTGTTGCGGCACTTCACGCAGCGCTTGGCGATACACCGCCCAGGCTGAACGATCAACCGGAGCATCCGGCATTTGCGTCCAGTCAGATTCCGCAAGTAGCCGATTACGTTGAGACCGGACCTGCTCGGCGACATCTTCGTAACTTGGAGGCAGAGGCTCACCTAACACTGGTCGCCCATTGTTTCCCAGGACAATCCGCTTCCCTTCGGATTGCCCTTTGAGTAGTGTCCAATACTCCTCATCCGTAATCTGGACAACGTCCGAAGGGACATAGGCATATTGGACATCGTCGGCATAAAAGCCGTTTGTCTCTACTGAATACTTCATTGCCGTTAACGCCCTGTAGCTAAATACACAATTCGACCTGTTCTTGTTCCACCGTTAGAGTTGTCAGAACCGTAAATCGCGCCGACCTGGGTTGTGCTCACGTCGGTGGCCATCAAAGAGATCTTCGAGGTGTTACCGTTCATCCATGCCGTATAAACAGCAAACACCTCATTGGGGAATGCGATAGGGAACGACGAGTTAGACACCATCATGGTATGAGCACCAAGACTTACGCTGACATCATGGTACTTCCACTGCAGGATCAGACCTCCAGGGAGCTTCTGGTAGCCAGTCAGTCCTAGACTTTGTAAGCCGCTCCCGTTGAATGCAGCGGCTATATCAGCAGCGCCATGAGTATGTGAACTAGGCGGGAATGTCGTAGGCTTACTGGTTACTTCGCTCCATGTAGGCCAGCGAGTCGCTTGAGTCGGCGGGTTGAGGATATTCGCCCAGTCGTGATTGTGTGCTGACGGGGGGAACTCCGACGGCTTGTTCAACAACGTCGCCCAGTCGCCTACATCCAGCCGTACCCACGCAGTCCACGTCGATCCATAGCAGGAACGCGCATAGACTTGGTTTCCTCCGTTGTACTGAATGGCTAGTTGCGAGCGGTTCGCTGTCGAACTAATCGACGAGTAGAAGCTCGTGTATATATGCCAGTAGAACGCGGAGTTAGGTGTGTTTGCGTGGTTAGACAGAAGGATATGGTCAACCGCTGTATTCGGATCTCCTTGACCACTGCCGTAATAAGCGACTAGACCCTTCACTGACGCCGGTAAGTCATTCACCCCGTGAGTATGAGCGCTTGGGGTGTAACTTGCCGGTTTCCCTGTAACCTCGGCCCAACTTACAGTGAAGTCTGTAATTTGATCCCGAGTGTGCAGGTGGTAAGAATCTGCTTTACCTTCAAGAGCACTCTGAGTTGCCGTTGAGATCGGCTTATCCAGATCGCTGGTGTTATCGACTTGATCTAATCCCAAGTTGGCCTTGGCCGCAGCCTTATCGGTCAACATCGAGAGGTTTTCCGAGTTCTTGGCAAAGTCGGACAGGTCACCACCTGCGATTGCCTGAACATCCTCCAGTACCTGATTCACCGTCACTTCCAACTCAGCAGCCGTGTTTACCGCTGTGTTGGCATCCTGAGCGGCGGCTTCAGCGGCAGCTTGAGCAGCACTGGCAGATGCCTGGGCGGCGTCAGAGCGAATCGACGCGGCGTCGGCAAGCGAAACTGCAGTCTCAGAGTTACTAAGGGCAGTGTTCGCCGTATTGAGTGCGGTGTTGGCAGAGCTGGTTGCGCTGTCCGCTTTGGCACTCGCGCCATTGGCAGTGGAGATCGCAGAATCAGCTTTCAGCTCTGCGCTGAATGCGCGGTTATTCGCTTGCGAAGCGGTCGTAACAGCCGAATCTGCTTTCGCCTCTGCAGCCGATGCCGTGGTTACTGCACCGTTCGCTGTTACTACCGCTGAAGAAGCAGTATTGCTGGCGTTGTTGGCGGTCACTACGGCGGAATCTGCTGTTGACTTCGCGTCGTTAGCCGTAGCACTGGCCGAGTTGGCGGTACTCACAGCGGTGTTGGCGAGGGTCTTCGCCTCATTGGCCGTGGTGGTTGCGGCGTTGGCGGTATCGGTCGCGTCCTTGGCGAGGCCATTGGATTCGACAGCCAGGTCATCCGCTTCCTGGGACAGGTAGAAGTTCTGCTTGCTGGCCAGATCGAGCTGGCTTTCGGTGAGCGTAGAGCCGTCCGCAAAGTCCACCAGCAGGGAGTTGCGCTCGGTTACCCGGCGAACCTCGACCTTGACGCCGATGGCCGGTGCCGTGGTCAACTGGATGGACGAGGCCGACAGCCAGGAGAACGTCACGGCTGCGCCATTAACGGTGACCTTGACGTGATCCTTGGACAGATACGGGAAAGGCACCGAGAAGTTGCGGTTACCACTGACGCTCTGTGTGTAAGTGACTCGTGCAAGAGCCATGCTTTTCCTCCAGACAAAGAAAAAGGGCGACCCGAAGGCCGCCCCTTAGCGATGGAACGATTGGTTGTTACTGATCCCAGAAGCCCGCTTTCACCTCAGCTTTGCGGTGCAGGTTCTGGATGACGCCTTGCTGGACACCGGCTTCCTCGGCCATCAGGCGGTAGAAAGCGGCATCACGGAGGGAGTTGATGTAGCGGTTCACCTGCTGCACCACCGGCCCGCTGATGGACTGGGTGCCCACCGGGAGACCGGCGTTGAGGATCTGCGACAGGCCGACCTCGGGCTGCTGCTCCTTGTAGTAGCGCTGCCAGCGGTCATACAGGGACTCCTGGCCGTCCGCCGTCATCGTCTTGCGAAGATCGGTGTTGCCCATCAGCCGGTGCTTGTTAGGCGCGGCGAAGGTCGTCCCGGTCTGCTTGCTGATGTAGTCGAGCTTGCGGAGCACATCGAGCTGCTGCTCGTTCATGCCCTTGGCCCGCTCCTCGGGGGTGGACAGGGAGAAGATGTTCCACATCACACCCTCGTCGCCCATCTGCCGCACGTTCCCCAGGAAGTCGTAGGACTTCGGGGCACTGCGCTCGTAGGCTCCCAGGGTTCCCCCAAAGAGCACCTTCGACTCCACCATCTGCCAGAACGTAGTCGGGTCGTCGATGGTCGGGTCGTTGGTCTTGGCGATCTTCTGCATGGTGTTGGGCACCAGGGTGCGCAGCTTCTCGCCCAGGAACTTGAGCATCGCAGCGTCGGACTTCTCGGGATCGGTGGCGTCCTCTCCAAGGGTCAGCATTGCGTCGACACCGGCCATGAGGTTGGCATCGCGGATGGCCTGGGCGATTGCCCCGGTTCCGACAGACACCGCTGCCTTGGCCCGATCCCACTCGGTCTTGTCCACGAACTCGCCCTGACGCTCCCGGCGCACGAGGTTCTCGTAGCGCTCCAGGCCGTTGATCATGATCTTCAACGGGGTGGCCAGCGGGTCGAAGTTGCGGTAGCTCCAGGTGGAACCATCGTCGAACCGGATGGTGTACGGCTCAGGCAGGTCGGAATCCCCACGGGCACGCTGCTGCCGCCAGTCCGAATAGGCACCGTCACCAGTGATCCGGCCCTGGGCGTAGAGCGTCAGGACAGCACTGGTAGCGGCCAGCGACATCATCGCCTCGCCCTGGGCACGCATCTGCGCCCGTCGACCGTTCAGGCCACGCAGGTCACGAATGAAGCCAGGAGCCAGTACCTGCACACCGGGAGTCATCCTCATACCTTCCTCGAAGACACGCACGGGGGTGCGGAAGAACAACTGCCCCATGAGGCGAACGATCGGATGCTCGTTGACCCAGTCCTCGTAGCGCTTGGCGGTGCTGGACGCGAATCCCTCACCACTGAACGCCCGCTTGTAGAGCACGTCGCGGACGTAGTCGATGGCCTCGGAGTCGTGACCGTGGCGTAGTGCCTCGGGGTCTCGGGCCACCTCGCGCTGGACGTAGTTGATCAGCTTCTGCCCGGAGTAGCCCAGGGTTCGGCCCTTGTTCAGCACGACGTTCAGGTTCTCCTGGGCCGTGGGGTTGGCGTAGGACGCCTCGATGGCTTCCCACACCTTGGTCTTCACGAACTGGTTCAGCGCCTTGCCCTTGAGTCCCTGGCGTTCGCCTTCCTCGAATGCGTCATTGGCGACCTTACCGGCGATGAAGCCCTCGTAGGTGATGCGCGACATGAACTCGTCGGAGGCGTTGAGCAAACGTGGGAACATGCGGATGACGCCTCCCTTGAGTCCCTTGATCGCCAGCTCGCCCTCCAGCAACCGGCCAGACTCCCTGGTGAGGATCGCCTGTTCGTACCGGAAGGCCGCCTTGGCCGCTCTCCAGGCACCGCCAGTAGCCGACCGCATGGCGCTGTAGGTGGCCATCATCTCGCGGCGGGTAGCCTTCTCGAAGGGGTTCGACAGGGCCGCGTTGAGCGTGGGCCGGTACAGCACCTTGGCCATGGAAGGTACAGCGTTGACCATCAGGGTGGTCATGCTGAACACGTTGGAGATGATCAGCTCGTTGGCCTTGCGGATGAACCCAGGGTTGGTGCCAGCAGCCGACTCAGCGTCGATGGCCAGCTCCTCCTGCTTGATCACGGTGAGCCTTGCAGCTTCCCCCACGTCACCCTTGGCCAGGGCTGCAGAGATCGCGGAGTCGTACTCCTGGGCCTTCTGCTTGAACTCCCGGCTCTCCATGGCTGCATCGACGCGGCGAGCGAACTCGGCATCGGCGTCCTCCTTGGACATGCCTTGCTTCACCAGCTCCTCGGGACTCAGCCCACGGAGCGCGGTGAGACCTTCCTGGCGTTGACGCAGCATGGAGCCGGTGAGCGAGGAGAATGCCTCGTCCATTGTGGCTACCGGCGACAGCAGCCCCTCCAGCTTCTCCTGTTGCTTGCCAAGGAGGTACAGCTTCTGAGGATCGGTGGTGCCTTGGGTCTCCTTGATGACCTTGGCCAGCTCGGTGCGGAGCTGATCCACGGCGATCTGGGTGGAGCGGTTAAAGCTGCCCCATTCTGCCTGGGTCATCTTGGTGGTACGGAGCTGGTCGACGATGTCCTCGACCTGGGTGTAGTGCAGGTCTCGAAGGTCTTCGGCCAGGGACTCAGCGAACTGGGTCACCTCGTCCATGTTCCTGGGAACGAACGGGATCTGGTTGTCCAGCTCTGGGGTGTTGAGTTGTTCCAGAGTGCGGTTGAAGATCAGCTCGCCTTCGCGGGCCTGGATGGCTGCATCGGTGCCCGGAGCCACCCGAACAAGATCGGTCGGCGTGGCTTCGAGTTGAGCCGGTTGGCTAGGAGTGGGGGCTGCATCGGGGGTAGCGGGTGCTGCACTGTCAGCAGCAGCAGCTTTCGGCTGAGCCTCTGGTGCCGCTTGGACTGGAACCGGAAGGGTTTCCTCCGGCCCAGCCCGGAAGTTGCGCCACTTGTTGGCTAGTGAGTCTGAAACAGCAGAGAGTACAGTACCCCCAGCCAAGCCAACCCCTGCACCCAGGGCAGCACTGCCCAGAACAGACGTGCCATCAATCTCCTCCTTACGTCCTGCAGATACCTCGATGCTCTGGCGGATGGTGTTGTCGACCGCGCCGTACATGGCCCCCTCGACACCGGCTACGGTGCCGGTCTTGAGGCCAGACTTGAGCAGCTCACGGACGCCAGCCTTGGTGGCTTGCTTGGCACCTTCCTTACCAGCGAGGCCGACACCCAGGGTGCCCAGACCGACGTAGGTTGTGGGGTCAGTCAGGACGCCCTTGAAGAACCGCCCGACGCCATCCCAGGACACGTTGAGGTTGTCATAGGAGTCCATCAGGTACAGGAAGGCGTCCTTCTCAAACTGCTCTGCGTTGCTGATCTTGGCAGCATCCACCGCCATTACGGGCAGGTTGTAATTGAACCAGCCCATCATGTCCAGACCCCACTCAGCCAGCTCTTGGTCGCTACCCTGGAAGGGTTGCCCCTCGTTCATCTGGTACAGCACGCGGGAGGCGTTGAGCCAGTCTTGGTTGCTGGCCAGGGTATCGGGGTCGATGTCCTTGGCCACGGCCCCATACTGGTAATCAGTCGGGGCCAGGGCAGCTTCCTGCGGCGCTTCGGCCTGGGAGAGGTACATCAAGGTCTCGTTGAGTTGGTCACCCTGGAGGTCATCGGGCAGCTCATAGCGAGCGCCATTGATCTCGTAAACGGCCATTCAATTCCTCACTCTACTCGGCGCACCTCCACGCCGTTCGGTAGACGGATCGTATTGGCCGAGCCTTCCGGCGCAGCCCTTTGCGGGGTAGGTGCAGGGTTATTGATTGCTTGTGGTTGCTGGTTTACTGCGCGGTTCTGCAGCATCTGGAGGCGCATCTCAGCGGCCTGACGGGCACGCTCCATCAGTTCCAACTTGGCGCGGCCACGGGGTATCTGATTTTCCTCCTCGATGTAGGCGTTGACCTCGTAGGCCAGCGTGTTGAAGAACGTCGAGCGAACAGCACCCTGGGCGTTCACCCCCTGGATCTGCAGAATCTGGGCTTGAGGCGACTGGGCGAACACCTTGAGGTCTGCCCCCAGGTTCGACTCGAAGTACGTCGTCACCTCCTGATCGCGCAGTAGGTTCACACCACCCATGAGCGTTGGGATGTCGTCGATCAGCTTCTGCTTGTCGTTGGGGTTCAGGTCGCTACGGGACATGATGTGGTCACGCAGCTTGTCCTCGGTCACGTCCCCGTCCTGGCGGAAGTCGTACAGGAACTCAGGGTCGGCCTCGAAAGCCTGGATGAAGGAGCCGGTCGTTCCCGCCTGGAGCAGCTTGGAGCGCACCGAGGCAGCATTGCGGGTGCTGTAGGTGGCATCCAGGGTGGGCTGGGAGTTCAGCCGCAGGGCGTACTCGTACAGCTCCGGGGTCTTGTAGTAGTCAGCCGGGTTCACGGCATCACCATTGACCAGACGCTGCAGGATCGACGCCTTACCGGCGCGGATGCTCTGCGACCGCTGGAACTCAGCAATCTCCTTGGCGCGGACGAACTCGGAGTACTTGGCAGCTTCGATCTGCTGGCCGACCTTCGCCAGCTCGGCCTTGGACTCGGCATTGAGGAACCGGGTGGGCACCGTGTCGAGCATCTTGGGGTTGCTGTCGGCGATGGCCTGGGCGATCACCGAGTCCACGATGATCTTGTTGCGCTCCACGTTGTTCAGCGAGGACGACTGCTTCCACTCGTTGTCCAGGGCCAGGAGGTCACCCCCGGACTTGAGGGTGTTCACCACGGCATCCGAGAAGGAGTTCTTCTGGAGTTCCTGATGGTACTTAGCAGTTTCTCGCATCCAAGTGGTCTCGAACTCGTTGAGGGTTCGGTCGACCTGATCGAGGAAGCCGGTGCCGTAGAAGTCCTGGCCACCTGTTTTCTCGAAGGCTTGCTTGCGGATGTTGTCGAGGAACTGCTTGCGGTTGGCCGTGTTCAGGCGCAGCTCGTCGTTCTGCAGGACTTCCTGCACCTGATCGAGCGCCCATTGCTTGGCCTCTTGCTCGCCCGTTGCCTGGGCGATACGGGCAGCCACGGTGGGAACCAGCTCGGGGAACTGCTCCTGCACCTGGGTGGCAGAGACAGCCCCGGACTCTTTGTCGCGCATGAACTGCTCGGTGTAGAACCGCAGCTTCTGCATCTGCTCCTTTTCCTTGTTCGGAGTCGCAGCAGCGGCATAACGCTCGATGGCTGGGTTGAGTTGGGAGAGCGCGTCAGCAAGCTGGCCCAGGCGGTTATCCTGGGCGATGGCTTGAGGACGGACGTAGGTGTCGACCCGAGCCGCAGCCGGGGCTAGACCTACTCGTGCGGACGTATCCCGCTGGGTTACCACTCGGCCCCTCTTTTGGCGGACAGAGGGACGCGAGGAAGTCGAGGGCCGCAGCCCCGGTACGTTGTCCATTGGTTACCTCTTAGGTCGTCTTGGTGGTGGTCGTGGTGGACTTCTTGCCGAAGTAGCCGCCCACCGGGTCTTTGCCGGTGCGGGTGGTGTAGTTGGCGTAGGCTCCGGCAGCGCTCGAACCGATCTGCAGGGCAGTTGCCCAGCC